ATAATCTTTACCTGCTGGTACATCTTTAGCAGCTAATTCTTCTATTGTATGTTCTGCTAACCATTCTGCTGTTGGAATAATAATACTAATTCCGCCTTCATCATTGTTATATACGATTCTTTTTTCCATATTTTTTCCTTATCTAAAAATTGCTACGCCAACTGGATTAAAATCACCTGCAATGGTAACAGTGTCACCACCACCTGCAATATAATAACTTTGAATTCTAACACTACCTGTTGCTCTAGCAGAAGAATTATCCAAAGTTGTAACATGAACTTGGTTTTGTTGATATACACTTGAACCAAATACAACTGAATAATTAGTGTCAGGCATTGCTGTTGTAAATGTTAAAGTAAAATCTCCTGTGCCATTATCTGTTAATGATGAAATATTAGCGCTACTTTGTAATACAGCAGATGGCTCATTAATTGATGCCCATGCTCTAGCACCATAATAAGGAGCAGAACCTGTAGTTTCTGAAACAATCCCTGCTGATCCCCAGCTAAATGTTCCATCACCATCAGACAACAAAGCTTGCCCTGAAGTACCATCACCACTAACATCTAATTCATCGGCACCAACTGAGTTATCTGCTATTGTTGCAGCATTGACTTCATTTAATGTAGCTAATGATCCTAATCCTAATGATGTTCTTGCTGTTGCTCCAGACTCAGCTACCCATGTAGTACCATTTCCAACAATAATATTACCATCTGTTTTAGCTAGGTTAGAGATAGCTTGAAGGTCAGCATCATACGCTTGCACATCTGTACCAATAGCAACGCCTAGATTAGTTCTAGCATCTGATGCAGTAGAAGCACCAGTACCACCATCAGCAATTGTTAAATCTGTAATACCTACAATAGTACCGCCAGATACGTTGATTGCAGTTGCATTTTGAACTGCCATTGAGCCTAAACCTAAATTAGTTCTTGCAGTAGACGAATCAGAAGCGCCAGTACCGCCATCAGCAATAGCTAAATCAGTGCCTAAAGTTAAACTACTTGCGTGCGTTGTAACTTGTTGCATATCAGTGCCATCATTAAAGAGCACCATAGTTTTGCCTGCAGGAACAGCAATACCGGTACCTCCTGATGGAGTGACAGTAACAGCATCAGCTAAACCATTATTAATTATATATTGCTTTTCAATAGCTGGAACGGTTAATACTCGAGCACCGCCTGATGTGCCTGTTAGATTAAGTCTTAAATTACGAGCCGATTGTGTTGTGTTAGTATCGGTAAGAGTTAAAGTAACATCGGCACTTGTAAAACTAATATCAACAGAACCTGTAATAGCTTCTTCTATTGCTGTGCCTAAGTTAGTATTTGTCGTTGTACCCCATGTACCAGATTGTTCACCTGTACCTATGAGTTCTATTTTTAAATCTGAATACGTACTTGCCATAATAAATCCTTGAATTTATTTTATTTTAACTCGATTGTCCTTGCATTGGAATACTTGTCACGTGAATAGCTGTATGGCGTTTTTCGTCCCATGCTTCACCACAATCAGAGCATGTGCCTGAAGTGTATTCTTCTGCATCAACGGTCATACCACAATTAACGCATTCAAGACCAACTTCGTAGGTACATTCTATTCGACCATCTTCTAATTTTTTTGCTTCTACTTTTATCATGCCGCTATCTCCGTCCAGTTAGGTGATTGTGCTTCATTTACATCACTCCAACTATTAGTTTGTGAATCGTTTATATCTACCCATCCTGGAGTCTGTCCATCATCTATATCACTCCATACTAATACATTGCTTGTACTTGCTGTTAAAAGGAACCCAGTAATATCAACTAATACACCTCGTCCTTCTATAACTGTTACAGTGCCAACTTGTCCTGTTATTTGTAGTCCTGTTACTTCGGCATTCGCATCTGCTTCTACTGTTACAGACTCTAATACTGTTGTACCTGTAACCCCTGTAACAACTACATTTGCATCTGCGGTAACAGTTTCATCACCAAGTTGTGTAGTACCAAACACTCCTGTAACAACTACATTAGCATCTGCTGTTACAGTTTCATCACCAAGCTGTGTTGTGCCTACAACACCTGTAACACTAACACTAACTCCTGTACCTTCTATTACAGTAACAGATTCTAGCGTTGTAGTTGCTACTAATCCTGTTAAATTAACGTTAGCATCTGCTTCTATTGTTACAGATTCTAATACTGTTGTAGCAGATACTCCTGTTACATCTACATTTGCGTCTGCTTGTACTTCTTCATCGCCTAGTTGTGTTGTAGCTTCTAGGCCTGTAACACTTATATTATTGTTTGTTATTAAGCTTACGCTTTCTAACGTTGTAGTTGCTTCTAGTCCAGTAACATCTATGCTTTGATTAATTGCAACGGTTACACTTTCTACAACTCCTGTAGCCGATACGCCTGTTACATTTACATTTGCATCTGCAGTAACAACTTCATTTCCTAATTGTCCTGTTGCTTGTACACCTACTACATTGACAACAGCTTTTCCAATTATAGTTTCGTTGCCTAGTTGGGTATTACCCTGAACACCTGTAACAGCAACTTCTACATTACCCGCTGCGCCCCCTTGCGCTGAAAACGGGGTACTGGAAAAAGGACTTTCAGAAAATAACATTTAGAGCACCAACCATCTCGATCCTGACGGGACTGTAAATGCTGTGCCCGCTGAAACAGTCACAGGTCCGGTGCTTGTAGCGTTATACCCTGAAGGTACTGTGTAATCTACTGAGATGGTTTTATTATTAACAAACACTCCATTTGAGGCGACCATCTCTTCGCCCGTAATAGAACCACCCGCTGTGACATTTCCTGATGCATCTTCATAAACGGATTTACCTGCAGGATAGACTACAAATACATCCTTATTCCCTGCTGAAAAGTTAACTGCACTTCCAGAGTTAGAAGAAGCAAGTATTGTATCCCTAGATAAAGTAGTGCCAGACGCAGTGTATGTACCAAGACCTACTTCCCACTCATCACCTTCTGGCAATGTAATAGTATAGTAAGTCGTGTTACCATCACCTATAACCGAAAAGCTATCAAAGTCAGTAACTGCTCCTGCGAGCGTAACGGTACCGGTACCAGTCGTGGCGGTCTGTTCTTTTACTCTGTCTTTTAAAACAAGAGCCATTCTAGCCTCCTATTAGGCTATACGAATAATAGCACTGGTTGAATCAGCTGTCGGGAATACAATTGTGAAGTCCCCGTTAGTTGATGTTTTATCTCCGCCAAAATCTAGTACTGCTACAGCTTTATTTGAATTAGTGCTGTTATAAATTAAAGCTCCAGCTGCAGTAATGGTTGATGATGACCATGTTGAATCTGCAAAATCTAACCATGCTGTAGTTGAAGTTGATGTAGGTGTTTGAGACACAGTCAGTGAGTTACCCCCTGCTGAATATCCTGTACCTGATACTTCGTTTGTTACTGTATATGCTGTGGTTGTATCATTTAATGTTGCTGATGATGTATACAACGCAATGTAAAATGTATCCGCATTAGTACTACCTCTTGTAACTGTTGTACCAAAAGCGTGGATACCATTTAGCAAATCTACTTTAAAGCTTGTAGCCATAGCTTGAGTAATTGCCATATTATATCTCCAATAATTTAATTAAATCTGAATGTCCTGCTTCACGCATTCTATTCGCCAATGTTGTGCGGTCGGATTGTACCGCCTGTTTTAAGTAGAACTCGATAACACCTCGAATGCTCTCCTTAAATGCTTCTGCTTGATCTCTTATTAATGGGTTAGCATCTTTACTGACATACATAATTTTTGCTAACGCACGATCTGCAATTTCTTCAGGTGTAAATCCTCGTCCTTGTGTTGTTAAGACTTCTACATCACCTTCTAATATATTTCCTTGGTTATCAATCATTGTACTTCATACCTTGCCTGCCCACTTCTGTAAGCATCTCGTCTATCTTTACCATCACCTAGTTGTTTTAACATAGATAAGGCCTCTGTATAACGCTGTGTGTAATTTGCAATTACATCTGGTTCTGCTTTTAGATACGTAGCTGCTTCCAACAAA